AATAAAGGCTTTTTTTATTTGTGGCACAGGCTAATGTAAAACTTACAGTTGATGCAACGCAGGCCACAAGAGCATTACAGGGCGTCCAAAATAAAACTACTCAATTAAATGGCGGTTTAAATAGAATTAAAACAGCCATAGCGGGAATAGGTCTTACAGTTTTAGCAAGACAGGCAGTAAATACATCAGCAAATTTTGCAAAGTTAAATGTAAGACTAGGACTATTAACAAAGGCTTCAGGAACTTTCGCAAGATCACAAGAAATAGCCGCTAATGCACAGAAAGCCTTTGGTCTAAGCGCAACTGAAGCACTTGAAGGAATAACGGATATTACAGCAAGATTACAACCTTTGGGAGTTGGTGTTGAAGATATTAAAAGTACTTTTTTTGGATTTAATACGGCTGCAAAATTGGCTGGCGCTTCAACAATGGAAGCATCAAACGCATTTAGGCAGTTAGCGCAGGCTTTAGGTTCTGGACGCTTACAGGGGGATGAATTTAGAAGTATATCTGAACAAATACCAACTCTTTTAGCGCCAATCGCTGCTGAACTTGGAGTTACTATTGGAGAGCTAAAAAAGTTTGCATCAGAAGGAAAACTAACAAGTGATGTTGTATTAAGAGCTTTGAGAAAAGTTGAAAAAGATGGAGCAAGTTCACTTAAGGCTTTAGTAGAAGCTGACCCAACGCAAGTATTTAAAAACTTATCAAATGCAACTGAAGATTTATCAAGGGCATTTGGTGAAAAATTAAACCCAGTCGTTATGCCAGCTATTAAAGGTTTAACGGAGCTAACTAAAGCGGCGGTTGACTTTTTAAATTCACCAATAGGAACTACAGCAGCAATTTTCGTTGGCATTGCTGGGGCTGTTAAAGCTTTCACAGCAGCCGTAACTTTATTATCAGCCGCAAAAACAATTTTAATAGCAAAATTCGTTGCAACTAAAGCTGGAGCCATAGCGTTTGCTAAAGCTTCAGCTACTGCCTCTGTTGCTACAAAAGCACTTGCTATCTCAACAGGTGCGTTAGCCGTATCTTTAAATGCTTTACCTTTAGTTGGTTTAGCTACTTTATTAGGAGTTGCTACAACTGCAATAATTAAACATAATCAAGAACAGAAAAAATTTAATGAATTAGTCAAAGAGGGTTCTGAAGAAGAAGTTAATAAAATATTGAAAGAACAATTACAGATAAGAGATAAACTTATTAAGAGACTTGACAAAGCAAATGGAAGGTCAAAACAAGGAATACAAAATAGACTTGATGAAGTTAATGCAGATATAGCTTTACTTGAAGGAAGAAATAATATTCTTGAAAAAGAAAAAGAAATTACAAAAGAAAAAAACAAACAAAATGAAGCAAATAAAAAAATTCAAGAAGAACAGAAAAAACAAGAAGAACAGACAAAAACACTAAAAGAAAAATATATGGAGATAGGAAAATCTATTGAAGATGGTGTTGTGCAAAATCTTACTGATGCGGCAATGGGCGCTCAAACTCTTGGACAGGCTGCAATAAATGTCTTAAATGATTTGAAACGTAAACTTATAGAAGTTGCAATTCAGCAAGCGGTAACTGGTTTAGGAAATTTCTTAGGAAATGCACTTGTCGGTCTTTTTACAGGTGGCGGTGGGAGTAAACTTCCTAGTTCTGCCAAGCTAGGTGCAGCGGCTACAAAAATGACAGGAATCCCAAGCGGTGCAAATCTAAAAGCTGGTTCATTTGGTATTTCTACAATAAAAAGGGAAAATGGTGGCCCTGTAAAAGCTAATCAGCCTTATATAGTTGGTGAACGTCAACCTGAATTATTTGTACCTCGCACATCTGGAACGATTTTACCTTCAGTTCCTACAGGTGGAGGAGGTACAACAAACAATATGATCACCGTAAACGTAGATGCAACTGGTAGTTCTGTTCAAGGAAACGGATCAGAAGCTGATCAGTTAGGTGGTTTAATTGCCAGTGTAGTGCAGGCAACTATAATTGATGAACAAAGGGCAGGGGGTTTATTAAATAGATAAT